CAGGATGAAGCACCTGAAGTTGCTAGTTATTCAGACTTGACGGGGACTTCTGTTATGCTTGGCGCGCCCGAAGAGATTCGAACTCCTGACCCCCAGATTCGTGGTCTGGTGCCCTTACGTCCAGGTCGAGCGCGTGGTCCAATGATTCATCTCGGCCGATATTATGAAATTCATGCGACCTGCGATCAGCACTCCGCGCTGCATCGCCTAAAGGCAACAAGCAGAAAAGGCGCAGAAGAACACCGAGCAGACGCCGGTCTAATGAGCCCTCAGTCTTGCGATTTTCGTGCAGCTGGCGACGGACGATCAAAGCTGCCTTTGTTACCGAGTGAACTTGCGTTGTCAGGGTGGGAAAACTCTTGTGAATCAATACTTCGGAAGTCCAAGCATCTGATACTGCCGACACCATTCAACCGGCATGTCGAAAAGGCGAGCTACTCCCATCCCATGCGGTAAGCGCCCTTCGATGGCGGCCTTCACGAGGTCGGGCGCCAAGAACGCAAGTGAAACCGTCATGTTGACCTTGCGAGGGCTGCAACCCTCATGCTTCGCGATGCTTTCCGCGTTGGCTGTCGGATTAGTGACAAGTTCGTTGAGCCAGCGACGTCCGCGAGCAATTGATGTAACGAGAGCCGCGCGCGTCTCCGAGCGTAGTGGACGAACATCGCCGGCGGACGCGGGCAGCAGAATTTCCCGGCGCCGCTTGGGTGGCGGCTTCTTCCAGGGGATATAAAGTGGGGCATCCTCGCCAAGTTTGGCCCGATTTGTGCCTGGGGAACCGACTAGTTTGAGTGCTAATCGACTTGGCTCGACCTCGACACGCGCGACATGACTCTTGACGATTGCGCGCTCATCGAATGAGGCCGCGAGGTCGAAGCGTTTCCTAATTGAGCTGACCACCACCTGCTCGATTTCGGCTGCCGGCACCCGACGCACAGATCCGGCATTTTCGGTGGCGCCCTGCACGAGCGCCGCAGAGATGTAATACCGATATTTGACACCCCGTTTTCGGGCGTAGGTCGGGCTCATGCGATTGCCGCGATCGTCGTAGATCAGGCCTGCCAAGAGCGCTTCTGAATTCAACCTTGTTGTGCTGCGATTTGTTGCTTGTTCGCCGAGCTTCCCTTGCACGGCGTCGAAGAGCTTGTTGTCCAAGATCGGTGGTTGTTCGCCTTTGAGAATCTCACCCTTGAAGGCGACTTCGCCAATGTAGAAGCGGTTGCGAAGCAGATGAGCCAGCGGGCCGCGTGTGAATGGAATACCACCGACCGTGCGTCCGCTTTTGAGTGCGCGCACCTTAGTGACAATGCCTCGTTTGCGGAGGTCGGCCATCAAGAGGTTAAGGCTGCCGAGCTTTAGGTAACTCTCGAAGATAGTTCGAACCCGCTCGGCCTCGGCATCGTTGACGGCAATCTTCCGATCCTTTGAGTCGTAGCCCAGGGGCACCATGCCGCCGACCCAAAGGCCCTTGCGCTTGGAGGCCGCGATCTTGTCGCGGATCCGCTCAGACGTCACCTCACGCTCGAACTGGGCAAACGACAGCAGCACGTTGAGCGTCAGCCGGCCCATGGAGGTTGTGGTGTTGAACTGTTGGGTCACAGAAACGAACGAAACGCTGGGTCGATCGAACAGCTCGACCAGCTTGGCAAAATCGGCCAACGACCGGGTCAAACGATCCACCTTGTAGACCACGATGACATCGATCTTGCCGGCTCGAACGTCCTGCAAGAGGCGCTGCAGTGCCGGCCGGTCGGTATTGCCGCCGGAGAAGCCGCCATCATCATATTTGGTCCGAAGCGGGGTCCAGCCGGCGTGGGCCTGACTGCGGATATACGCTTGTGATGCGTCGTATTGGGCGTCGAGGGAATTGAAGTCTTGTTCGAGCCCGTAGTCAGTCGACACCCGGGTGTAGATGGCGCAGCGGACCGACTTCGCATTCTTCACGGGCGTATCCCCGACGGGGTCTTATCGCGTAGCCCGAAGAAGCGCGGCCCGCTCCAGCGAGTACCGGTAATGGCGAGCGCAATGGTCGAGAGGCTTGGATAGGTCTTTCCGTTCCAAGCGAAGCCGTCCGCCAGCACTGTCACGCGATGGAAACGTCCCCTCCATTCGCGGCCCAAAATGGTGCCGGGTCGTAGCTTAGCGACGCTCCGCCGAACCTGAATGGCGCGATGCGCTGCTTGTTCGGGGGAGCCGGAGGCGTCGAGCAAACGTTGGTTCTCGCCATCGAGTCGCCTAGGATTTTCGCCTGTAGCCGATATGCGAGGATACGGAACAGGAGATGGCGGGGCAGGTGAGGGGGCGCCGGCCGCCCAAATATGACCTGCCAGCGCTTACGAAGCATCGCGATGTCGAGATCGCGCAATTGCGCGATCTCGCTCTCGATTGAGTCTCGATGCGGCTCCGCGGGAGCAATTCGTACGCGAGGCATGCTGTTCAGTTGGTAGTTTGCTCAGTTTTGGATGGACCCGCGCTTTGAGCTTCCTGGCCGCCAATACGATAGACTCTGATCCCGTCAGGCTTTGTTGAGCTCAACTTTAGTTTGAGGCGCCTGTGAACGACGCCAGCCAAGAAGCCCCGCACCGAATGCCGCTGCCAGCCTGTCTTTCTCATGATCGCTTCAATTGTTGTGCCTTGCGGGTGCCGCAGTAGTCCCAGCACCTTGGCTTGCTTGGAATCTGCGCGCCGTCCGGTCGGATTCGATTTCTTGACCAGAGCGTTCTTCGTTCGGCGCTTGATAGCGGGCCTCGACTTTTGGGTACGCTTGTTTTTCGACATTGCAATCTCCTCGTTTGATAGTACGGCGCGATTGCGCCAGCACTGCCGAAAGCCCGCGGAGACCGAAGGGCGCTGGCGGGCAGGGGGAGACGCCTCGGATAAAGTTACATAATCGTCGCAGTCGGTCGATATCGAGGGCGATCTCGAGCGCCTTCGGAAGACTTCCAGTCGCCGGGTTGCAGCTTAGTCAGCCTGTTGCGGATCTCCGACAAGTGGATCGCACAGTTCGACGGCCTGCACATCCATGTTTGCTGCCTCATGACAGCACCACACATGCTCGTTTTCGCTGGATTTACCAGTCCGCAGTGGGTGCTCTCCCGCAGGCTCGCAGCTCTAAGCTGTAATGGAGATAGGACCGGCAAGCCCCTGTAGCCGATCTTGGCGCATTAACGCCCGAATGATCGCCACTGAAGCGGCGCCGTGGTTGGCCAGAACCTTACAATCTGTCGGTCCGGCACTTACAGGCAATCATTGGACGGTCAAACCCACTTGTATGTCGTGTCGTAACCGATATCCAACGAGAGCGCTTGGCTCAAACTGTCCACTTGGTCGTCATAGCGACTCTGCGGAAAGGTCAGGAGCTCGGCCAAAAGGGTCGGAAGAAAGTCGGCATTCTGTGGGAATAACACTTCTCCACGTTCAAACTTCGCTTGATGAATAAAAAGCCGGGCTATCTTGTCGCGCTCGATCGGGACGAGTCGAACCGAAAAGCGGAAGCGATTCTTTGGCATCTCCTCCAGGTCCTGCCCCAGCGCAGTGCCCGGCGAGACGTCTTCGATCAGTATGAATTCGGGATTATATTTCTCCGCCAATGCAACTGCCGTTCGCCGCAGAGTAGGATAATTATAGTGTCCGCGAGTGACATCCATAAGATAGAAGAAACGCAAATCCACGACCATCCAGGTCGTGCAGACCGAATAATCGTTGCGGATGCCGTCCTTTGCTGCAGTATCCCAGGATTGAATGATCCTGGTGTCTCGGCCTTCTTGTGGAAGTTCGTCATAATACCTTAGCCACTTCCGCTCGATCATTCCCCCGCCGGGCGGCACCGGAGATTGCTGATATTGCGCGGCGAATATGGGAGAGCCGATCTCTTCCTGTAGACCTCGAAGGGTCTCAATGGACTGCCCTTCGCTGTGCAAAGGTTCACCGGCACTTCGGAAGTGAAATTCGTGATCGCCAATTGCAATTCTTTCATCATGCACGGCGATAGCTGGCAGACTGAGTACCTCCCACCCTCCTACCTCCATGAGGTAACCGCTGAGGTCATTGAGATGAACACGCTGTGTGACGAGAATGATGACGCCCGTCTGTTGATTATCGAGACGAGACACTAGGGTATTTGAGACCCAATGATTGAGTCGATCGCGTTGAGACTCTGATTGAGCATCAATCGGTTTTTGCGGGTCATCAATAATGAAGATGTTGCCGCCGAAACCAGTTAGGCTTCCGTAGACCGAAGTAGCTCTTCGGAGACCAGCGGCCGTCGTCGTCACCTCTTCTTCTAAACTCCGCAGAACACGCATTTTGGGAAAAGCCCGGCGATACCAATGCGAAGCGACAATGGAGCGGAAATCGTTATGATGTTTCGACGATAATTCACTTCCATAGCTGATGCAGATGATTCGATGCCATGGCTCGAGACCCAGTAGGTATGCTGGAAACGCCACTGATGCAATTTGCGACTTCAAATGGCGTGGCGGCAAATTGATGATAAGTCTCTTCACCTCACCGCGACGAACGCGCTCAAGCTGAAAGTGCCGGGATTGAGTGTCATAACCACACGGTGTAGGAAGGCATTGAAGTTTCGCCTCAGGATTGCATCGTGAAACTGCTTTTCGAGGCTCATGTGCGGTCCTTTGTTCTTTTCGAATGGGCTTGCAGGAAAGCGTCTATCACCTCCTGCTCGTCTCGGCTCGCCGCGCCATCGATCTGCTCGTCAACGGCGTCCACAGCGTCG